CGTAATATCGCCTGTCTCCGGTGTGTACCATTCCAAGGTTCCCGAACCATCAGAAGTTCTCAACGCCTGACCACTGCCACCAACAGCAGCAGGAACCGTGAGCGTGTAAGTCGTAACAGTTGCAGGGGTTCCAATCCCAAAGTATTCGCCGCCAGCATCATCTTCCAGACGCAAGTCACCCGCCATAGTGGTGATGCCGCCCACCTCAAGTGTTCCGGTGGACTTGATTCCTGCTGTGCTTACCTGAAGAGCAAAGGTGTTTCCCGCATTGCCGTCAGTCAACGCAACCAATGTCGCCCCGTTGCCGCCACCTGACGGCATGGCAAGGAGTTGGTCATACGAACTCGCAATAGTGCTTCCCGTTAAATCAGCCATCTAAAACCCCCATGCTCTTTTAATCTGTTTGGTGGAGAAGAGAGACTTCTTCAGAAACCTCGATCCCTCATTGCACTCCAGCTTGTAATACCCGTCCTTAACCTGATCCTTCTGCGGAGGTAAACCAACAGCAACACCTGTCATCGCAAACCCCTGTGGGGCGCAGGTCTTCAAGTAAACAACACCATCCACCTCAATAGCCTCCCGCCCTTTCGGGACAAGCTGCTCAATGATGTCGCCCTCGCTGTTCTCGAACTCGAAGAGAGGCATTACAGCCCCATCTCCTCATCCTGCGCCGCTGCCGCTGCCATAAGCTCTTCTTCCATGCCAGCCATCTCGTCCATCTCAGCAGCTTCTTCATCAAGTTCAGCTTCTGCCTCAACATACTCAATAGGCTGACCGCCAGCGGTCGTAAGTTCAACGTGCGCTGTCCCGTCCTCGTTAATCCCAACGACTTCACCTTCAACCGTTTCAAGAACTACAACGTCCCCAACTTCTGGTGCTGCTTCCGAGCCGTCCTCCAGCTCAGACACTAATGCGTCCAGTGGTAATTTAATCATTTCGCAACCTTTGTCTTGTTTATCTGAATCACCGTGGTGAGGGGGTTTCCCCCCTCCCACGGATATAATAAGGGTTAATCCACCTTTAGGTTTCATAACTTGATTTTACTTTACGCAGTCGAAGCTGTCTTGCTTCGCATGATAACGTAGTAGTTCGTGTTCTGCCTCAGAGCAGTCCAGAAAACCTTGAAACCAGCAGTAATCAGCATGTTAAGAGGATCGCTCTTATCGGCTGCATCTGTGATTATGATTTTCGGGCTGAACGGAGACTGACTACTCAGTTCCGGTATTCCGTATGCTCCGTCACCCAAGAACAGGGAGACATGAACGTCCTTCGTATTTCCGGTTCCACCACCAGCCGCAGCATCATAGATGAAGCGGTCAGCGTCAGTTCCAAGTGCGTCAGCAGTAATGAAGGCGTTCGTTGTAGTCACGAATTTCGCTCCGTACAAACGCCCCACTTCGCCCTTGTACAACTCTTCTACATTGCTGTATTGAGCTGCATTGAGCCATTCATTTACCTGCATAACGTCACTCAATACTTGAGGACTGCAAACGGCGGCATAGTTGCCACCCTTGGTTGGTTGTGCGCGGTTAACCTTTAGCTGGGTAACAGCATTCAGAACAGCCGCAGCGTCCAGCGTATTGCCGCTGGTGGTAGACTCGAAGGCCGAGTATTCCGTTGCTCCGGTTGTTTGCTTCGTGCCGTCAGCATAGATTTCAGTGAGTGAATCACCGTTATCAAGGTTGGTCGCGGGGTTGGCGTTATATCCGCCTTCCATCGCAGTCGCACCTGAGTTCACGTTATCGCCCACATTGGAACCAACCAATATGTTGCGCGTGATGTTGTCCATGTCGATGGCGGCATCCTGTCCGTTAATCTTGACGCTCTGTTGCAGCGAATTAAATAAATCCGTTGCATTTAGAACATCCGATAACTTGACGATCTGGCCACGTTGAATCAGCGTCTTGCTGATCTTGGTCAACGAGATCGACCTTTCACCCACAGTCGAAGTATCACCTTCAGTGAGTGTGTTAATGTCTGTCGCCTTGGGAGTATCCCAACGAAACATGGAGATGGCTTTATGACCCGACTTCGGTGGAAGTGGAGTCTTTGAGCCGAACTGATCCAGTACCAGTGCTTGTACAGCGTAGGTCAGTAATTTCTTACTGAAATAATTTTGATACTGGTTGGATAGTGTAGCACTTGTATTCGTTGCCATAACTAATTATTCCTTCCGTCAGTATCCAGACTGACCACAACTATGAAACCGGATTACATCTCGTTATCAAGGTGCATGGCGGCGTCAAGCAGGTATTGCTCCTGTGACTCCATGTCCATATCCTCAAAACTTCTTGCTCCATCCAATTTCTCTGCCGTGAATCCGCCTTGTACCGACGTTTTCTTTTCCAGTTTATTATATTTTTTCTGTAACTCATCGAACTTAGCAGCAGCCTCCTTGGTGTTGCCCGACTCCAAAGCCAGCTTTGCCATCTGTACTGACAAGTCCAACCCATCAGGGCCGGAAGTCAGTGACGGAAATTGCTGAAGCAAAGACATCGCCTTCTGGGTTATGGGTTTGTTGTTGTCTCTCAAGTCCGGGTTGCTCGTCATCAATTCTTGACGCTTCGCTTCCCAAGCCTGATCGCGCTCGGCTTTGAAGGAGTTGATCTTTGCCTGTTCGCTCGCCGCTTTAAGCTCTTTAGCTTTAGCACGGGCGTCCTTGGCGTAATCAGTTTTTCCATCATCTGCCAGCCTAACAGCCGCATCCTCATAATCCTCGGCAGTAAACCCGTCCTCATCACGATACCCATTTTGTGCAGCTAGTTGCTGTCGTTGGATTTCCAACTCCTGCCTCTGCTTCTCCAAAAGAGCAGCGTCCTGCTTGTTCTGTTCCTTGGCCTCGTTTACACCAGTCCAAGCTTTCCCCAAGCGAGCCTGATTCTTGGCATACTTGCTCTGCTTTTTCTCGTCGGCAACCTCTTCAGGCTGCTCCTCTGTCAATGAACTACTGTTTCCAGTGTCTTGATCCGGAGGTGGCGATTCCTCGACTTCCTCTTGTTGCGGCTCCGGTGGAGTCTCCTCCGTTTCCGGTTCCGGTTCGGGAAGTATTTCTACTTCCGGTTGTTCCCCCGCTTCAACAGAAGCATCATACTCCTGTGCAGCGGCCAACAGTTGGTCGGCGGTTATATCGCCAGTTTCCTCTGCCATCAAACACTCCTTTGTTTTTGAATGCTGTCCTCGTCCTACCCCCGCATCCAAAGGGGCAAGCCGTGCTGTGGGGTCTTAACTCAACGGACGCTCGACCCCAAACGCATCCGTTGTAAATTCTTCCATTGGCTCTACTTCCCGTGCCAATGCTTCCAGTGTATGCACTGCCGTTCTCATCCCATTGGCATATCCAGCTTCAATTTGCAAGTTCTTTTTATCGCACTGCATAACTACGTGGGAGTTTTGCCGTAAAACCATGTTCAATAATACAGCCCTGAGCTTTGTCCCCGCCGTTCCAGTAAGGAATTGTCTCAGCGCATTTGCGTCTGAAGTGTCCCAACCGGGGTCTTCCACCCAAGGGAGTGTACTAGATAGACGCCAAGCGATGCTAATAAACTTAAAGAATCTCATTAAAAGTCTCCCTGCTGCACCACTGCTTCCGTCTCCTCAATGGCTTGAGCTTCCGGTTGTGGAACCTGTCCGGTCATCGCTTGAATCTCCATCTGGCCCTGTTCCTCCTTACTCGGCATGAAACCAAGCTGCACAAGATACTCCTCAACATCTTTCCGCAATGCTCTCGCGTTATTGGTGTCCAGTTCCTCGTAGGCATTTAGGAGTTCGCCCAGTCTTGAGCTGATTGCTTGCTGCCCTTGTGGGCTAACCTGCATACCGCTCTGTCTGGACTTCTCAAGGAACTGCATAATCACCCCGATCCTTACCCGATAATCCTGTCCACCTTCCAGCGGAATCATCTCGCCAATCAACAGCGCAGGAATAATCTTCTTCTCATCAGAAACCTCGTTGCCCTCCTTCTCGTTCGGGTCTTGCACCAACCTCGGAACCAAGGACGGGTCTTCCAGTTCAAGAATGCTCTTGTCCAGCTCAACCTGATTAATCCAAGGCGAGTTCACGAAAAGCTCTTTCCTTTGCACAGCCTTGTTCAGCAGCATCGCCTTGCTAATCATGTCCATGCCGCCACGCGGCTCAATCTGGTACTCGTCATGCAACGCAACCGGATCGACGTTCAGGCTGTCCTCAAGGAAACGGTACTGTAAATCCTCTCCATCAAACTGGACCAGAAGCTCCCACGCCTGACGGTATAGACTCCCCAATGCCTGACGGAAAAGTCGCAACCGCAAATCCATGTTTTGCTGTGCTTGGGCATTTATGGACTCAATCTCGGTGGCCGTCCTGCGGTCGCCCGATCCAGCCATCTGGTTGATGCCGTAATCCGGAACCGTAACACGGTTCTCCGCTACTGACTGCGTTAACTGCAATTCCTTGTCAAAGTCTATCGGAGGTTGCGGCATGGCTACGGGCGCAATTCCGAAAGGTAAAATCTGTCCGGGCTTCATTCTCAGGTTGACTGAGTTTGGTAAATCCCGTTCCGCCCTGAAGAGCGGCTGGTTGAAGAGCGTTCCGCAATCCATACGCTCATTCCAAACCTTGTTCAAGCTCGCCTCAAATGCACCAAGCATCTCGCACACGCCACGGGGGCTGTACCATCCGCCATCCGTGATCTCGTACTCACACGAAACAAACGGAGGTTGGCCGTGATCGTAAGGAACCTCCATCGTGTCACGCAACTTGATGTCCGGTGACTGCGGGGAGAAAGTTTCAACCTCCCATGTTCCATCCTTTTCTTTCCGGTTATAAACTTCCCAGACAATCACCTGATCCTTGTCGGGACTGTAAGTTAAGCCCTCACGTATCTCACGCTTGTTGCGTAGGTCATTGCTGACACCCTCGTCCTCAGACCTCCCTCCGCGAATCTGGTCAACGATCTTCTTCGAGTCCTTGTAAATTCCAGCACGCTTGTAGGCTGCGAGGCTCATCGGCAGGACATGAGTGAACCTGTCCGCGCTATCCATGCCTTTTGTCCAAGGCGGAACGATGACGTACATCGGGTCAATCGCCTGAAACTCAACACGCCTCTTGTCAGGGTTCCAAAACACCTTCATCACACCGCGCCCACCCATAAGCATATGGTCGATCCAACTCATCACCTCCGGTGCGTAGTTGCTCTTCTCATGTAGCTTGTAGGAAAACCATTGCTCCGCAGCCGAGGTAAAACCTGCAAGCTGGGAGCGCATGGGTACGAACGTAGCCAACACCTCAAGACCCATCGCTTGCTGAAAGAAACCCGGTTTCAGCTT